GGAGGTATATTGTGGTAAATGAGAATAAGAAGGCTCCAAAGAATATAGTGGAGCTTATATATATGATTAATAAGTTAGAGCCTGAAGAGTTTATTGGAGTTTGTAAAATTTTAGGTGTAGAGATTTATGTAGATGACTTGGAAGAAGAAAAGAGGGCAATTGAACAAGTTGGTATGCTGAGTGCGCCGGTGCCATCGAACGAAGGATTATCCGTAACAGACGAGGAATCGGACGGGCGCAGTGTACGTATTACTGATGAGCCGAACCTCAAAAAGACACCACGTAAAGCCGAAGACATGATTCGTGATGTAGTTGATAAGTTACTTACACTAAATCGAACCCAAAGAAGAAATTTAAAAAAACTCTTAAAGGCCGCTACAAAAGGAGTGAAATAAAATGCCTTTAAAACCTGTATTTGATATAGATGTACGGGAAATTAAGTGTGAATGCTGTGGTAGGTATAAAGGTTCAATGGACTTTTTACCTACCAAATCATTTATGTTTCCTGATGGTTATGTACATGTTTGTAATGAGTGTTTGGGAAAGAGATTAGAGGTTGATGATGCTGATGAATCTTGGGAGGTTATGGATAAGATTTGTCAGTATGTAGATATGCCTTTTGATATAAAGAGATTTGAAGAGTTGAAAAAAACGAATACGGCGGCCGAGCTACTTCGTGCTTATTCTATTCAGTTTATGAATGATGAATATGAAGGGATTGATTGGACGAGTTATGAACAAGCTTATAAGGAGTTGGAAGCACGTGGCGCCCTAGCTGATGTGGTGCCGGGATTGGCTGATGAAGAAAGAAGAAAGCTTATAGAGAAATGGGGTGCTAATTATGATGATGATGCGCTTACTTATTTGGAAAACCTCTATGATGGATTGCTTTTAACTCAGAATATCAATGGCGCGCTACAAGGTGACCAAGCACTTAAGATTTGTAAGATTTCTTATGAGATTGACTGTAGAATTCGAGAGGGCGCCGACTTCGATAAACTTCTTGCATCGTATGATAAGCTTGTAAAGACAGGAGAATTTACTCCGAAGAATGTCAAAAATGCTAGTGACTTTGAGTCAATGGGTGAGTTATGCCGTTGGCTTGAGAAACGAGGATTTGTCAATAGATTCTATGATGGAGAAACGCGCGACGTTGTAGACGAGACAATAAAGAACATTCAATCTTGGAATCAACGTTTATATACGAATGAGTCTGGTATTGGTGATGAGATAAACCAACGTATTCAAGCTTTGAAGACTGCGGCCGAGCTTGAATCATACTATGATGTCAATCCAGATGTAGATGATTATGACAATTATGAAAATGAAGGGTTTGAGCAACTCTTTAAAGATGAGGAATTTGAAGCTGACCTCGGTGGAGGTAAGTGATGCAAGAGAAACGAAAAAAGATTATATTAAGTAAACGCCAAGAATTAATGGCTGATGAATTCGTTGAACGAGCAGAGCGCGACGGCATAGAACTTGAGAAGGGCGCCGTATTAACTAACGAATATTTGGAAAGGCATTATGATGAATTAACTAAATGGGTTACTTTATTTACAGCCTATCCAGATTATTATTTAGATATAATACGACCTGCTGATTCTGAATTTAGCTTATTCTTCTATCAAAGATTTACACTGCGCGCCCTCATGCGTTTCAAGGACGTTTTCATCACGGCGCCACGTGCGTTTTCAAAATCATTTATTACAATCCTTGCTCTTTTCTTACAATGCGTATTCATTCCTGGTCGAAAAGTATTCATGACTGCGAATACTAAACAACAGGCTGCACAAATTACTAAAGAAAAGATTTATGAGATATATGACCATTGGCCTTTACTTAAAAAAGAAATTATTGGTTGGGAGTTAAGCGACTATCCAGGTAACTTTGGTAAAGACTATGTAACTCTTAAATTTAGAAATGGTTCTGTATTTGACGTAGTGCTTGCCGGAGATGCTGCACGTGGAGGGCGCCGGCACGGTGGAATGATTGATGAGATACGAGATGGTGACGAGGAAATGATTAACTCTGTAGTAATTCCACTTGTAAACGTATCTCGTCGTTTACCAAACAATACAGTTAATGATGCCGAACCAAATCAACAAATTATTGCTACTACTTCCGCAGGAAGTAAAACTTCTTTTGCATATGACCGTTTAATAGATACTTTTGAAAATGCGATTATTGACCCAAAACACGCTTTCATGTTTGGATGCGATTGGCGTCTACCAGCCATGCATGGACTTATTGATAAGCAGTATATTAATAAGTTGAAAATGAGTCCATCTTATAATGCAGAATCATTTGCTACCGAATATCTATCTCTTTGGCAAGGTTCTAGCGAAGATGCATGGTTCTCATATGAAAAATTAACTAAGTATCGTAAAATAAAAAACCCCGAAACGCACGCAATTAATAGACCCGATTCTGACCAATTCTACTTAATATCAGTGGACGTAGGTCGAATTTCAGACCAGACGGCCGTATGTGTTTTTAGAGTTAATGTGAATAAACAAAAATTTTATTCAACCTTAGTCAATTTAATTGTACTAGGTCGAACCCCACAAACTAAACCTTTTTCTGTACAAGCAGTAGATTTGAAAAAAATTATTGCTAGTTTCAATCCGCGCGAAGTCGTAATTGATACTAATGGTTTGGGTGTGGGTTTAGCTGATGAGATGATTAAGCCGCATTATGATGAAATGGGAAATTTCTTGCCAGCCTATGGGTTTAAAAATGATGATGTGTATAAACAGATTCAACCTAAGGATGCGCCGAAAATACTCTATGGAATCAAGGCTAATCAATCTCTTAACTCTAAAATTCATGGAAACTGTTATTCTCGCTTAACAAGCGGAATGGTGCGTTTCTTAATAAAAGAACAAGAAGCCAAGAGTGCGCTTCTTGCTACTAAAATAGGTCAGAAAATGACCACAGAACAACGTGTAATGAGGCTCATGCCTCATGAGATGACAACTAAATTATTTGAAGAAATGGCTAACTTGCGTTTAAAGCGTACTGGCTCAACCCTCGACATTGTTCTTGAAAGAATTAATTCTCGTTTTCCAAAAGATAAATATTCAAGTTTTTCTTATGGATTATGGAGAATTAAAGAGCTTGAAGAAGAATCATATAGTCGTAGCCACAGACGGCGCGCAGGTGAACGTAAGTTGGTATTCTTTACGGGAGGGATAAATGGATAGAAACGATAAAGAGTTTCTTAGTACCTTTAAAAGCTCCTACCAAAATATGATAGCAACAAGTGAATCTAGTTATAACGGTAATAAATATAGTTCTACCATATATACTAGACACTTTTCTAGAGAATATACGCCAGAGGAAATAGAAAGAATAATTGAATCTGGTTCGTTGGCATCTCAAATTAGATTATCTCGTTTTTATTTTGACAAGGGCGGGTTTTATCAACGTATCTTGTTACATTATGCTACTTTGCTGAAATATACAAGTTTATTAATTCCAAATCCAAGTTTTGGTAAATCTCTCTCCGAATCGTATATACAGAAAAAGTATTTTAATGCGATAAGTTTTGTCGATAAAGCTGGCTTGCCAGACTTGTTTACAAGAATGGCTATTCGCGCTTTGCGCGATGGGTGCTATTACGGAATTATCAATGCTGTAGACAATGATAGTATTTCAATAATAGACCTACCCGTATATTATTGTCAAACACGCTTTAAAGATGTAAAGGGAAATGACTTAATCGAATTTGATGTAAGCTATTTTGACACGATAGTTGATAAGGAAGACCGTAAGGCCGCCTTAACCGTATATCCGAAAAGTGTTGCTAATTGGTACAGGAGATATAAACTAGGTAAAGTTAAAAAATGGGTATTTATACCGGCAGAAATGGGTATTTGTCTTCCATTTCTTGATGGCCGTCCTATGTTTTTAAATATCATTCCTGCCGCTATTGAATATGACCAAGCAAGAGATATTAATAAAGAAAGAGATTTAGAAGAAATAAGGAAGATAATTGTTCAGAAGATACCTCATCTACAAGATGGTGGGTTATTGTTCGAGCCTGATGAAGCAGAAGTCATGCATAAAGGTACAGTACAGATGATGAAGGGTAATCCAAATGTATCTGTATTAACTACTTATGCCGATGTTGATGCTATTGTTTCTAAGACTTCAAACGATAATTCAACTAGTAGTATTGAAAAATCACTTCTTAATATTTATTCTGAAGCTGGTTCCAGTCCGCAATTATTTGGAACAGAGTCTAACTTATCATTAGAGACCTCTATTAATAATGATATGGCTTTAATGATGATGTTCGCGCGCAAGCTAGACAAAGTTATGACTTTTATTTTAAATAATAAGTTTGGCAATTCTAATATCACTTTTAAATATACTATTCTTCCTATTACTTTCTATAATGAACAGAAATACTGTGATACTGCTTTAAAAATGGCCAATTCGGGTTATAGTTTCTTATTACCAGCTTTAGCTATGGGTATGTCACAGAAGGAGCTTGGTAATATTAAAGATTTAGAAAATGACGTTCTTGAATTAAAAGAAAAGCTAGTACCGCTAAGTACTGCATTTACTGAGTCTGGTAATAGCCCAGGACGTCCTGAATTGCCAGCAGAGCAAAAAAGTGCAAAGACAATTGCTAACGAAAAATCATTAGATGGCGGAGGTTCAAGCACCAATGGATAAAAAGAAATTAGCTACTTTTTCTCTTTCTCTTTATGGTAATATAACCGCCTATAACAAAACTTTATCCCTTGCGAGGTGCCGCATTTTTTATAAAGGCGGTAATCGAAATGGTACTTACATTACAGATGAATTTGCAGAGAAGTTAGTTGCTTCACTGCCTTATGCGCCAGTTAAAGGAATTTATGATTCTATGGCTGAGGACTTTACTGACCATGGAACTCAAAGATACCAAGGCCGCATTTATGGTGTTGTACCTGTCGATAATCATTTCGCCTGGGAGAAACATCTTGATAAGGACGGTATAGAAAGAGAATATGCTTGTACAGACGTATTACTCTATACCGCCATTTATCAGAAAGAGGCTTTAGATGTAATCGAAAGCGCGCAATCAATGGAGCTTTATGCAGATGCTATTGAGGGTGAATGGAGGTTTATTGATGGAAAGAGGTATTTCGTTTTCACTGACGGATGCTTCTTAGGACTTCAAGCATTGGGTGAGGATTTCGAGCCATGCTTTGAAGGCGCGAGCTTCTATACATTGATAGCTGAAACTTTAGCTGAGAGAATGCAACAATTCGAACTAGCATCTAAATTAGATGTAGGAGGAAAAGAACAAATGAATTTTAAACTTTCTGATAACCAGAAGTATAACATGATTTGGACTCTTTTAAATCCTAGATTCAATGAAGAAAACGGTTATATCATGGATTATTCTGTATGTGATGTCTATGATGAATATGCTATTGTTTTTAATTTTGAAAATAGGGCTTATGAAAGAGCATATTATACAAAGGATGATGCAACAGATTCCCTTGCTATTGATAGAAAGGAAGCTTGCTACATCGTTGATGTAAATGATGAGGAAAAGCGTGCTCTTGAAATGCTCCATCAGTTAAACGGCGATACATATGAAAAGGTTGATGAGAATTATACTGCTCTTAATGAACAGGTTGAAACTCTTACAAATGAAAAGAGTGAACTTGAGACTGAAAAAGAAACTTACAGTCAGAAAATTGAAGAGCATGAGGCCACAATCGCTACTTTACAACAGGAAAAAGCTGATGTTGAGGAATCTCTGAATGGAGTAAAGAGTGACTATGAGGCTGCTCAGTCAACAATTAAATCTTTAACTGAGGAAAAAGAAGCTTTAGAAACTTTCAAAGCTAATACGCTAAAGAAAGAAAAAGAAGCAGTTATCGAACATTATGCACAACTGCTTGATTCTGAAGATATCGAAGCTTTCAAGGCAAAGATTGATGATATGACTAAAGATGAACTTGATAAGGAACTTGCTTATACTTTAGTTCAGAATAAGCCAGCGCTTTTCACAAATAATGAAGACCCTGCTTATGTACCTAAGGATGACCATACTCCTTCTGGTATCGAGGGCATTTTAAGTAGATATAAGAAGTAATAAACGGAGGATTTATTATGGCTGATAAAAGACTTGTAATTGACGGTTTTGGTCAAGTAGAGCTTAATCAGGTTTCTTTCCGTAGAGATGGAAG